AAAATGAGTCTGACCACTAGAATTGTTTGTTATTGTCAGCCTGTCATTTGTTGCTGAACCTTGCACATAAAAGTTAGAAAAGCCTACTTGTAGCTTTGAGGTAAATGCGTCAGGGTATGTAAGCAGCAATCGTCTATAAGCATCTGTATCCACAGTCAGCCCATCACTGGTCAAAGTACCCGTGATGTCTACACCTGTGCTGGTGGTCTCAAACTTCTTAGCGTTGTCGTAATACAGTTCTACCGCACCATCAGTCAAAAACCGACCCATGCTTTCAGTGGTGCTTTTGTTTAACAATATTCCAGTGCCATCTGAAGTAATACGAAGTGGCCCTGTCCCTACATCGCTGATATAACTATGTGTACCATCGTGATAAATCTGTAGGTCAGACCCAGCGCCGAAGATGGCTTTGACGTCATCACCCATGCTTAGGTTGCCAGTCATGGTATCGCCAGTAATTCTGACAAAGCCAGTTGCTGTATCTAGGGCATTCTTAAGTTCACTGAAGACTATCTTCTTAGTTTCTGTAGCTGATGTATCTACAATAGCTATTGCATCATCGTCAGCTACGTTAGCCCCAGTAAGGGCTGTTAATTCTGAGATCTTTTGATCAGCCATTTTTTATTCTTCCTTTTCCCTTACCTAAGCTCTGCCCAATAAAGACCACTTGCACTGGACACACTTGCTTGATAGTAGATATTATTTGGTATGATCGCACTAACGCCAGTAGGATCATCTATATCAGACGTTCTATCTACGGTTACAGAAGCTGACATATCTGAATTTGCAGATACCAGAAGACTCATAGTCTTGCCATTAGAAACTGTTGCGCTTACCCCAATAGATATTGGCCTACCTGTAGTGTTTTGATATGTTGTATTAAGCGCCCTACTGGATGTCAGGTCTTGCCATGTTTGATCTACACCTATAGCATAGTTTCCAACAACCTCAGTTGCTGATGCAGCTACCTTAGCGGGTGACACAAGGCTTTCAGTAATACCCGTACCAGTTATCCATGTGGCTTCAAGTTGATCTCCTAATAGACCAGTTTGAGTGCCAGAGGTGTTTACTACATGAGTATCATCTAAGATTTCAAAACCGTTAGTTTGATCAATGTAACCTACATTAAGATAAGTTGCTGTAGTGTTGTTTCTTATCTTGAGAAGTTGGTCAGTTTCATGGTAAAACCATTGATTAGGTAACGTATCAGTAGGTACACTTGTACCTGAGTTATTAGTAGCTATAGCCTGAAGAACATTGTTAATGTCGGTTCTAGCATCTGATGCTGTTTGATTAGCTATTGTATAGTCATGTTGTGCCATATTAATATTCCACTATTCCTTTAAAACTAAGTACTTGAGGTGAGACATTTGCATTTTCGTTTTTCAACACAAGTCTAAACCTAAAGTATCTACCCACTGCTTCACCTGTTGCTGTAGTCCAGTTATCTGAGAAGGTGGTTGTATCACTTGCATCTACTTGAACTTCAACACTGTTGTCATTAAATGCAGCTTGCTCTAATGTCCAAGTATCCCAGTTGTCAGGCCATGTACTCCACACTTGAGGAATATCATCCCAGTATACTTCTGTAAATCCTGTAGAGCTTTGCACTTCAGAGTGGTATCTTTCAAACCCTATTTCGTAGGAAACTCTTACTGTTCTTGCACTTCCTGTATCTATGTATTCAACACTGTTATAACCATCAGCCTCTACATCATATGTACCTGTGGTAGGTGAGGTAAAACTACTTAACCTAAGATTTCTCTGCCAACCATATCCAGTACCTGCTGACTGAGCTTTTACATATATGCTCTCTCCAACACTGTATGTAACTCCAGTAGTATCAGCTACCGCATTCCAATCAGTAGTGCCTAAAGACCTTATTAGATAAGCCTTACCAACAACCATATTACTAGAGGTTATGTTTGAAGTAACAACGACACTAACTGTATTGCTCTTAACTCCCTCATAAGTGTCTGCTGTACTTTCTATCTCATCTAAAGAGGGTAATTCAGAAGGTTGAACAACTACAGAGACTGGGTTATCTGCTCTATTACCTGACTTATCCCAAGTTTGTAGGAAGAAAGTTCCACTTAACGCTGGATAAGTTATAGATGTAGCTGGCCTAGCGATTTTATCTATCAACACTTGCCCGTTAGTGATAGAACTTGCAGTAGTTGAAGATTGATAGTGAAGTCTATAGAAAGATAAATCCAGAGAGTCTGAGGCAGTCCAGTTAAAGAATATAGTTCCCCCAGATAGTTCTTTAGTTAAGTTTGATACATTGTTGGGTTTTGTAGTGTCTGGATCAACAGGTACTGAGATAGGCTCAAACTCTCCTTTAATACCAAAGGCGTTAATAGCTCTAGCTCTTACGTCATAAGTTACAGTTCCACTAGCCTGACCTGTGGTAGGGTCAATATCTGGCACTTCAATATCTATAATCTCAAACCTACCTAAGTCTCCTGTAGCTAAGGTAGTGTAGTTACTGTCTGTTGATAGCTTATATTCAATCTCAACATAGTCTATTCGTTCAGGAGAGTCTGCGGTAACATCAATAACAAGTACATTAGTTAAGTGTTCATTAATAACTCTATAGTCTTGACTATGGGTTAAGCCTATGGGTGGTACATCAAATGCAGATGGTAAGGTTGTATTATCACTCTCGTATACTGCACCGTCAGCTACATCATCAAAGACAGATTCACTGATTTCTCCAAGTGACATATTAACTAGGATGTCATACTCAGCTTGTACACCAAAGTCCCAAGTGACAACCTCAAATTCTTTATTAGTCCAGTCAAATCTAGTGTTACTTAGGCGTATAATGTCACCAACCTGAACTTGGAAGGCCTTAAGACCAAAAGTAGCCTGTACACTAAGCTGCTGCCTATTACGTTCTAAGGTTATAAGTCCTATACGCCTAGCTTCTGTTGTGTTATCTGTAAAGGGTAACTGTAAATCAATTACACTCTCTTGACCACCATCAGCAGCTAGGAAGGTGTTATAAGTAGCTGAGTTAAGGATAGGTACTTGAGGGAAGTCAGATGGCTGATAATCACTCTCTGGGCCTCTGAATGTACCCTTGACTACATTAAAGTTATCTCTTCTTGAGTGTCGAGTACCAACTGATATACCTGACCTTAAGTCATCTTCATTAAGGTCTAATACTGGGTCTGTGTAGTAGGCTGGTTTCATTCTCCACTTACCCTGAGCATACCACAGAAGACCACCCATAGCTGTAGATAAGTTCTGTATAGCGTCATAGGGAGTAGTATTAGTAGTGAATGCACCATTAAGAGAGAACCTAGTTCCACCTGACAGAACAGGGTAGTTTAGATGGTCACAAACATTAGCGGCTATAGTAACAAGATCATCATCTACATTCTCAATGTCTTCACTGATACCGTAGTTATAGATAGTTGTGTTGTCTCCACCTTTGCCTGAAGTAATGTAATCTCTTAAGCATAAGGCTGGGTTGTCAGACCAAGCTGTAGTACTTGTACGGGGATCATAGACCTTCTTACCTTTAACTATAGCTGTAACTTCAGGTACACCATTAGGGAATGCATCAGCGTCGTACTCTAGCATAACGTAGAGATAAGCTGTAGTTAATAGTTTACAGTTTACATCCCACTTTGCTGGGGGGCTTACACCATCTAGGTCTGAAGATGTAACGGCGGTCTGTGTAGCAGTACCTAACTTCTTAACGATCTTAACTTTACCGACATACTTAGCTGGGGCTGTAACATTATTACCACTTAACGTAAGCTCTTCATCATTGAAGTATATAGTCTCAAACTCTTGTACCTCATGTCCAGCGAAAGCTAATACAGTGTGTAGATACTTGTTGTTATCTGTAACCCCTTGAAAGACTATACCACCAGCTATTCTAGTTTTACCATAGATAATCTGGTGAGGCATAGTTGAGCCTCTTTGGGTTATCAGATAACCTTGGTCACCCCCTCTTATATCATCTTGAGGTAATAACGCTTTGGTTAATACAGATGTACCAAGAGTAGCGGCATAAGCTATCGCAGAAGATTGAGTAGCAAACTGAAGATTTGTTAGTGTAGAACCTGCTGCGGGTCCGACATAATATGCAACAGCAAAAGTTACAGCAGCATTAATAACAGCCCCTAGTTGACTGTTCTTATCTAATAAGTCAATATCTATTCCAAATAAAGCCATTAGCTTTCAGAACTCCTACCCCAAGCAAGTTTCTGGTCTTGCATGGTAGCTACAAAATCAAACCCTGCATCATCACTTGCACCAGCTATATTCCTAGATCTTTGGTACTCAGAAGTATATCTAGCTACTCTAGCTCTCTCTAAATCAATCAACCTGTTCTCAACTTTAACTTGAACAGTTCCTGTGTCAGAACCCTCATTAATATTCATCTGATCCATGTAACCTGAGAATATCTCAGTTAGACCTGTAGACCTATCCTCTAGCTCAATACGTGAGCCATCCTCTAGGAGAATGAAGTTAGTGCTTTCTTTCTGTAGACTACCCTTAGCGAACATACCAAAGTAGATCTTACAGGTTCTGCCTTGATAGGGGGTACTAAGAGCTAGGGACAAGACTTCAGAGGGTAACCCTGTAATAGTAATGTCTGCACCTCTAGCAGCAGTCTCTGTCGTTTCCTCAACAGCAGATATACCTAAAAGTGTACCAGCACCTGTCCAAGAAACACCTTCAAAGACAAGAGTACCCACGCCAGTCCATAAACGTAAGACATCATCACTATCAAAGTTCATCTCAACAGCAAAGAATGGATAGACTACACTATCGTCTAATGCATCAACTATTATTGTTGGTAGAACTCTAGACATTACTGTAGCGCCTCTATAGCATCAAATGATATACCGTAGAAACTTGCATTATCTATTGACCAAGAGGTAGTACTCTGTCCAAGTCTGAATACACCTTTGGGACTATTGTAAATAACGGTTTCTCCTGAGTATGTACTTCTTAAGTCAGGCCAAATCTCTAAGTTACCACTACCATCTTGGTCTACTAACACTTGGTGTAGTCTAGCAGCAGAGCTTGTACCTAACTGAATATAATCACCAGCTAGTAGAGTACCTGTCATAGTAACTGATACTGTGCTATCCCCTGCTGTACCTGACAGCGTAGGTGTACCACTCACTGTACCCCTAGGCGTAACATAGTCAGGATCTCCCAGTAGAAATGTACCTACAGGCCCCTTAAGAGCTACTAGCATGGCTTTCCAGTCAGCAGCTAAATCTCTACGCACCGAGGGAATACTGACTGAGGCACTCCAGATTTGCCCCTGATGGGAAATAACCTGTTGCTTATAAGTAAAGGGAGACTGAGAGACAGCTACAGCATTCATAGCTCGTAACTCAATACTCTCTATGCCAATAGTTGTAGGTGTATTAAGAGGGTAACTTATAGCCATGATTTATCCAAATGCTGATTTCATTGCACCACCTCTACGTCTTTGGTTCATAACTGCACCTACGGAC